CCCAGGACCTCTGCCGCTTTGGGCGCGCGCATGCGGGCTTCATCGCGGATGACTTTGGCACCTGCATAAACCGAGACGCGCAGGCCGTTCTTGGCCACCCGGTCGGGCAATTCGCGCAGGGCTTTGGCCAATTCAGCCAAACCCTCGACCTTGAAGCGTTCATGTTTAGCCATCGTCCAGGCCCTCACTGGCCAGCAGGATGACCAGCACACGTTTCTCGTCCTCGTTCAGGGCCGAATGGATGTTGAAGATCCTCGACCGGTAGAGCACTCGGTACTGGGCCACCTGTTGGGGGTTATCAAAGATGCCCTGGTAGCGCACCGTGATCTGGTGCGTGAGTTCGGCCGAGATGCGGCTGGCGATCACAGCTTCACGGCCGGACAGGGGTTGGATATCGGCCCACACGGTGGCCACATCAATCCATGTACGGCTGGGGGCGCCCAGGCTGTCTTTGACGGTACTGGGGCGCTGGATTTTGATGCGACGGCCAAGCGTTCCGGCTCCGATCGGATTCATAGAAGCCTCATATCAAAGTTACCTTGTAGGGATCGAGCAGGCCATCGACGAAGGGCAAGGGGTCAATACGCCCCCGCGTCATCGATGCCACCTCCTCGCGGTGTACATACAGAGAGCCCACGCGCAGCTTGATCCAGGTCTTGATGCCCTCGGGCACCGCCGAAGCGTTGCCATATCCAGCATCAAAGATCACGCTCACGGCCCCGATCTGAGGCAGGGCAATCGGCCAGATCTGCCCGAACACGGGCGTGATACGGGCAGGTTCGCAGGCGCTGTCGACGGTGTAGTTCGCTGCAGGCATGACTTGCCAGATGCCTGCCATGTCCAGATAGCGGATTTCCACCACCGACGTTACGGGCGACTTGGTGAGCAGGATGGCGTGCCCGGGCAGCGTGAAGGTCTGCCCTGCGGGCACACCCATCAGGCTGGGTCCGGGAAAGCTGTCGAGCACCATCCGCCAGCGCGCGGTGACGAGTTGTCGGTTGGTCAGGGTCTCGGCCGCCTGGCGGGCCGCCGAGATCAGGACCTGGATCAGGCTGTCGTCGTCATCGAAGTCCACCCGCAGGTGGAGCTTGGCCTCGGCAAGCGAGATGGGCTCCCCTGCGGGAGGAGTCATCAACTGCATGGGCATGTGATCACTCCACCCTCAGGCTCAGACCACCTGCGCAACCGCAGCCTGATTGCTGGCGTCACCCGGCGCAAAGCGGGGGTTAAAGCCCAGCAACTGCGCCGCAGTGAGACTGGCCGCAACAGCCACCGTCAGCGACAGGCGCACATAGGCGTAGCCGTTGGTGACATCCAGATCGTCGGGACGCAGGTTGATGAGCGCCTGCTTGTTGTCACCACTGGCCTTGACAATCTGGGTGATGGCTTTGCCCGTCACGTCCTTGGCACCCGTGCCCGAAGCATCAGTGGCCTGCTGCAGCTTGGCGTCCAGCGTGGCACCCGTGCCCAGGACGCCGCTTTGCACAAGCGCCAGCAGACTGTGGTGGTTGCCAGCCGAAATCCAGCCAGTGGTGACGGTGCCCACAGCCTGGCTGGCGGGGTCGATGGTGGCCAGAACCGAGAACAGCTCGCTGCCTTTTGCATTGGGAAACATGTGATTTCTCCTTGATGGTCAGGCGCCTGATCAGCGAGCGCCCAGTTGGACAAAGGGCGACATGGTCGTGCTGCCCTTAGCGGGGGTGATCGGCGCAGCGATCTTGGATTGACCATCCATGCGGAACGTGGTGCGGAAAGCCGTGAGGTCCGCATCGAAGTACAGGTGCATGGAGGTGGCCGTTTGCATGCCACCAGCCTTGGTGATGGTCTGGTAGTACGAGAGGTCTGCCAGGAGCACATCGCCTGCAGATGAGAAGGTGTTGGCGTGCTGAGAAACAATCACCGGACGGCCAAGCAGCGTGCCGTAGGGCGAGACCTGAATACCACCCGGGTTCATGCCGGTAGGCAGATAGATCGGGTAGTTGCCCAAAGTCAGCGTGAAAAGCGCCGGGAGCACATCGTTGTTGACGATCCAGACCGACTTGCCAAAAGAGCCCGGCGGCAGGCGCGAGATCATCTTGGCCAGATTCTGGGCCAACAGCGTTTGCGTGGCTTGACCCGATTCCTTGGCCACGGTCACCGTGGTGGCGTTGCTCATACAACCCACCGGCAGACCAGTGCCCGAGCCGAACAGGATCGACTCGTTGGTCTTCCAGCGAATGGAGGTGGCGATCTTGTCGGGCAGGTAGGTGGACAGGGCATTGGTGTCGTCCAGCAGCTCGTCGGTCACCGGCACCAAGGCCATGAGCTTTTTGAGACGCAGGGTCGACAAGCCCAGCACCGGCTTGGTGCCGATGGCAGAAGCTGCTTCACCTTGCCAGTAGGCACGAATGCCGTTGGTGCCCCAGGGCGTGGTTTCGTCCTTGGGGAAGGCCATGGTGTTGCCCGTGATCTCCACGTTGTCGGTCATGGGCAGCAGGGAGTCCTCGCCCAGAGACAACTGGAAGATTTCCTGAGCGAACTGAGGCGGCACCAAAAAGCCGCCGTCCTGGGCCGAGCCTTCGCTGCCGAAGGAGGCAGGCGCCACAGCATTTCGGCCCGAGCCGATCAGGAGGCGCTCATCGATGGAGGCGCCGGGGTTTTGCGCCTGGCGCACGGTCTTGAGGAAATCACCCACGCTTTTGAAGCCGTGCTTGGGGTCAGAGGCAGTGTTGTCCACCACCGTGATCACGGAAGCCGTGGTCAATTGAGAGGGGTGGTTCATCTGCGCCTCCTGAATGATCAGGGCAGCTTCCCGGTCAATGGCTGCCGAAGTCGCTTCGATCTTGGCCTTGAGGGATTCGAAGGCAGCGACCTCTTCATCGTTCATGTCGCGCTGCTCAGCAGCAGCGATATCGGTCAGGGCGCGGGCGTCCTTGACCAGGGTGGCTTTGCGAGCTTGAAGCTCACGCAATTGCTTGCTCATTGGTTTATCTCCAGAAATGAAAAAGCCGCCTGGTCTGAATGACTCAAGGCGGCGACAGGGATCACGACCAACGGGTCGCAGGGGGGCACAGCCCTCAACGGAGGGCTGCAAGGGAAAGGGATGAAATCAGACCAGCATCAAACCAGTGCAAGAGAGTCCCGCGCCTGCTTCAGACGAGAGGGACCTTTCTGCGCCTGGCTGCGCACGGCGTTGCCTGTGACCTTGGCCTGCATGCGGGCCAGAACATCGTCGAAAGATGCGATGCCATCGACCATGCGCTGCGCCAGGGCAGCATCAGCGCCAAGCACACGGCCTTCGCCCAAGCCGTTTCGGACAACGTCGACCGTGACACCTCTGCCCACGGCCACAGCCTGGATGAAGGCGTTGTAGTAGTCGTCCACACGGGACTGCATGAAGGCCTGTGCCTCAGGATCCAGCGGCACATAGGGGTTGCCTTCGACCTTGAACTTGCCAGCCGAGATCAGGGTGGTTTTGACGCCCTCTTCTTCCAGCGCTTTGGAATAGTCAAAGTGCGCCTGCCACACGCCAATGGAGCCCACCTCACCTCCAGGGGTGACGTAGAACTCACTGGCAGAGCAGCCAATCCAGTACGCCGCCGAGGCAGCCAGGCTGTTGGCCACGGCCACGACGGGTTTCTGGGCTCTGGCCTTGACGATCTCCGAAGCAAGTTCAGCCACGCCATAAACGCTGCCGCCAGGGCTATCAATGTCGATCAGGATCTGGCCCACTGTGTCGTCGGCCAGGACCTGGCGCAAGGCCGAGGTGAATTGCTGGGTACTGGTACTGCCGGGGCCAGAGATGTCATCGACCATGTTGCCCCGCTGAGTGACCACGCCATACAGAGGCAGCACGGCAATGCCAGAGCCCGCATTGGCCGCAGCCATCTGTTTGCGGGTGTCGCGCAGCACCCGCTCCGACTGGATCTGAAACATGGTCTCATCCGTTGGGGGCTCGCCCGCAGACCAGCGGGTCAAGACTCCGGCCATGGCCTGCAGCCGCTCGGGCATGAGGGCCCACGGGGTGGTTAAAAATTCGGAGAGCAGAAGTTGCCTGTTCATGTGTCTTTTCCTGTGTGAATGCCCAATTGAATGAGGGACCGGGACAGCGCCGGTTCCTCCTCGAGTGATGGAGCGCCCTGCGCCCAGTCCTCTACTACCGATGGAGGCAGGCTAAAGGTCTGGGCGATCAGGTTGATTTCGTTGGTGCCCAGAGCGCCTTTTTTGCAGATGCGCCGGGCCAGGCGCTGGGCGTTGGACTCGACCAGCCTTCGAAGACGCAGGCTCAGCTGCTGGTCCTGCTCAGGGCTGGCATCCGGGTCGGTGTAATCGGCATCTGGGGCGGATTCGTTTTCTGCATCCTCTGCGTCATCCTCTTCGACCATGTT